TTCGTAGTTTTGAATCTTATTGAGGTATGTGTAGCTAACGTAAGCATTCCGAAGAACCGATCTGCCAGAGGGGTCATTGTTCAGACTTGTAGTACGATAGTAAAGGGACTTCTCGACAGGGGGGCGAGTCGGTGGGGTGGGGGTTAGCACCTATATTTCCAAAACCAAAAATTGAAGTAGTGTGACGTTTTGTCGCACCCATTTCTAGATAAAAGCGCAGGCGCTAGCCGAGCATTCTGCTCTAAAGGTTATCAACCTGTTGCATTATTACAACACTACCCTCAATAAGTATCCTACAAAAAGTCAAATCACAAATTGTTACCAAATAATACAGGAAAAATCGACCAGCTTTGCTTTAAGAATTGCCACAAAAAAAGAAAAATCATGTTAATCGAAATGCTTTTAGGGATACTACACACAATATATAGTAGTTTAAATTTATTTATGCATATGCCCTTGACAAAGTCATTCCTACAACCTATGTATACTTTGTGGTTCCCCCGCTCTGTATATACCCTCTATGTATAACTGTTAACTATAGTCATATAGAGACTACCTGTATATACTTCATGTTCTACTCCTCTATGTATAACTGTTAACTATGACTAATGATAGAATATATGTACTACCTCTCTCTATGTATAATTGTTAATCATAGTTAATAGAGAGACTATATGTATAGACCTCTTGTATTACTCCTCTATGCTCACTATGTAGACTGTAGATGATATAGCCTATACACTAGAGGATGACATATCTATGCTTCACTATCAAGGTTACACAGTAGATGAACTGAAGACTAAGTTTGACTATGATCCACATAGTGGTAGATTTACTAATAAGGTTACTGGTAACTACATCTATGACTTCAAGCTGCCTACTAGGCACAAAGACACTAAGAACCCTACTAGCTTCATGTTGTCTAGGATTGCCCTAGCTTTTGTAGAAGGGGAGTTCCTTGATGATGACTTTGTGGTCAAGTACAAAGATGACAACAGATACAATCTAGCCTACGATAATCTTGTTGTGGTACATATGAGTGAGGTCAATAAACCAATTACCTCTCTTAACGTCGTAGAGACTGCTACAGAGGGTGTCTTCTATAATCAAGCTACCTCCACCTACATTGTACGTAGAGGCCCTCTACAGGCTGTCTACCGCTCTCCTAGCTATATGGAGGCTGTGGCTATCCGTAAAGAGTGGGAAGAAGACAATGAGATTCATAAGTGGGACACTACAGTTCCTTTGTGGTTAAAAAAGAGTCTTAGCGAAGATTACCGTATAAAGTAAACTACAATAGTTTTGTGGCAGTCTTAGTGGAATTTTATAGAAAAAGATAAAATCTGCTTGACTACTACCATATCTTGTGGTTTATGTGCTGTAGACCCATAGCCCCTTGACAGAGTCGTTCCTACAACCTATATACTGTACCACAAGCCACAACCATCGCATCTCCCCAAATATTTAGTTTGTTGACAGAGTATGCAGGATGCCGATGTGGCTTGTCATCTATTGTTGACCACGCTTGGTCCGTCGTGGTGTATATAAGTTCAGGGCCATCGAGTTAACGTGTGTCTCTGAGGTCAAATGCTCTGGTTCCACTCGGAGTGGGCTAACGGACCGCCAATTCCCCCATTAATATAGTCTAGAAGCAATATTAACAAAATATCGCTCACAGGTCATATCCTGTATTTATAGCCTGTAGGTCATATTGGCCTTATGAGGGCCTATCGAGAGGTCACACATCATGGCTGAGAAGCTGAAACACAATCTCCACATTGGTACATACATCCGCAAGGCCATCAAGGCTGGTGTGTCCATGAAGGTTATCCTAGATTCAATTCAAAAGTATGATCATGCACCTTCTTCTATGAATGGCATGTATAAGACTTACCGTGAAGATATCGCATCTGCTAGAGCGGAAATCCAAGAAGCTGTTGGTGCTGTTGTTGTGGCAAAGGCCCTTGATGGAGACATGAAGGCTGCTGAACTCTTCCTTCGTAGTAAGGCTGGTTGGTCGCCTACTCAAACTGTCATTGAAGTTGATAGTGATGTTGAGACTGAACAAACTTCTGCTATTGACGATCTGATTGCACTTCTTGGTGTCAAAGACAAAACCCCCGATAAAGAGTAACTCTTACAATGGCTGGCAAAAACGGACTCTCGCTACATGCTGATGACCTACGCGCTATGGGCAAAGATGTAACGGAAGTCCTCCAGCAACTTGATCCTAAAAAAGCAGAAGAGCTTCGTTATAACTGGAAGTTTTGGGCTAGGCCTGAGCAACTTGCACCTCAAGGTAATTGGAACACTTGGTTGATCCTAGCAGGTCGTGGTTTCGGAAAATCACGGGCTGGTACTGAGTGGGTCCGAGAGATGGTTAAGCAAGGCCACAAACGTATTGCGCTCGTCACTGCAACGAACAGTGATATTGAGAGGGTCGCCATCACAGGTGAGAGTGGCTTTCTCAACTCTTGCTGGAAGGGTGATAAGACCTATAAGGGTGAGTTTATGGGATTGCCTAACTGGTCCCCTACTAAACGCACCTTGACTTGGGAGAACGGAGCGCAGCTTCAAGCCTTTAGTGCTGAAGAACCTGAACGTCTTCGTGGCCCACAGTTTTCAGCCGCTTACTGCGACGAATTATGCGCTTGGTCAAAAGACCGTGGTACTTGGGAACAGTTGCAGTTTACCCTGCGTCTTGGCAAACACCCACAGGTTTGTATTGCCACAACCCCAAAACCTACAAAACTAATCCAAGAGATCATTAAGAACCCTAAAACCGTTACTACTTACGGTTCTACATTTGACAACTCAGCAAACCTTGCATCCACTTACTTGCAAGCTGTGAGGAGTCAGTTTGAAGGTACTCGTCTTGGTCGCCAAGAACTCTACGCGGAAATCCTAGATGAAGCAGCGGGTGCTCTCTGGACCAGAGACATGTTGGCAGCTTGTGAGATCGAAGTTGACGATCCTGTAGAGTTTGCACAATCCCTCAATCGCGTTGTTGTGGCAGTAGACCCAGCGGTCTCGTCAAACTCTGATTCAGACATGACGGGCATTGTTGTGGCAGGTATAGACATTAATGGTGTCTGCTACGTCCTAGAAGATGCTACAGAACGCCTTTCACCAGAGGCATGGGCATCTAAGGCTATTGAACTTTACCACAAATATGGTGCTGATCGTATTGTCTACGAACGCAACCAAGGTGGTGACATGGTGAAGTACACCTTTAAGACAGTAGACGAGACTGTACCTCTTAAAGCAGTACATGCCTCCCGTGGTAAGTTTGCTCGTGCTGAACCTGTGGCATCCCTCTATGAAAGAGGACGTGTTAAACACCTTCGTGGTTTAGATGCACTTGAGACCCAACAAGTAACTTGGGAACCACTAGGTTCAACAGGCTCACCTGACCGCCTCGACGCTATGGTCTGGAGTATAACTGAACTCGCCCTTAAAGGCATCTCTAAACCTGACCTCAACTTGGCCTATTCCGACGCGAAAGGTCTAACTTCTAGATTGTGAAGAGGCTATAAAACATGACTAACTATGTTGACCTTACATCAGGGATGGTCCGCGACTGGATTCCTGTGACCCCTAACAACTCTACTGATAACATGGGTGCTTCTGCACAAAACACGGTTATTGGTTTCTATGTGACTGTTGGTGGTGCTGTGGTATTCACGGCTGATGGCACTGACCGCACTGTAACCTTCCCTAATAACTTCTATGTTACTTGTGCTGGTGTTACTCGGATCAAATCGACAGGCACTACCGCTACTGGTATTCACTCTCTCGTCATCTAATTCCTAAAGGAAATCAATATGCCCTCTATTGCTATTCCTTTGTCCCTTAGAGGGCAACTCCTTAATAGTGTACGCGCTGTAGCTTTTACCCCTACTTCTCTCTTTGCCGCATCCGAACCCGGCGTTTGGTATGACCCCAGCGACCTGACGACCCTCTTCCAAGACACCGCCGGAACTCTTCCGGTCACCACCCCCGGCCAAACTGTGGCCCTCGCGCTGGATAAGTCCAAGGGGCTGGTGCTGGGGAGCGAGTTGGTCACGAATGGGACGTTTGATAGCGGGACTACGGGATGGGTTGCTGGCTTCGGATTGGTAAACGGAACATTCGCAGCTTCCGCTGGGGTGGCCACTCTTACGCAAGGGTCTAGCGATACTAGCCCACGCTTTGTTACCACCATGACGGGGCTAATCGTTGGCAACAGTTATCGGTTGAACTTCACGTCATTCGGGCAATCAGGCTCCGGTGATAAATACGTTGTCTGGACTAACGCATCTAACGGAACTGGCGGGACAACGCTCAACCAAGGCGGTGCTATCAATTGGGGTGGCCAAAACCGCACTTTCCTTGTGACGGCTACCGCTACGACGATGTATGTCGCTGTAGGTCTTGTGTCTGGCACAACTGGTTCTTCAGTCTCCATCGACAACATCTCCGTCAAGGAACTCCCCGGCTTCCACGCCACGCAAGCCACCACTGCCTCCCGTCCGATCTACGGCATCAACCCCGTCGGTGGGCGGAGGAATTTGCTTCTGGCGTCTGATGATCTTGCAGCCGCGCAATGGAACGTTGCGTCCAACCTTACGCGCACTGTCGGAGGTGGCGGGACTTCATCTAGTGGCAGCGCATACACCAGATTAACGGCAACGGCTGGCAACACCGACCACTATCTGCAAGGCGCTGGTCTAGCGCTTACTTCTGGCCAAACCTACGCACTCTCTTTTGAGGTTCAGTACGTGAGCCACCGCTGGGTCGGTATATCGGTGTTTGATGGTGGCTTTAAGAATGGTGCTACATTCGACTTGCTGAACGGCGCGGTAGGATCAAATTTAGGCAACTTTGGTTCCCGCACCATTACACCGCTAGGCTCAAATCGCTACAGAATATCGGGCGTTTACACTGCTGTCTCGACCGCAAACGCCTTCTTTGGCATCGTCATGCTTGATGCCGACAAGGTGTTTACAACAACGACTGTATCAAACCTCACGGCGACAATCGTTGACGCTGGTAGGGCGCAGTTTGAGGTCGGCTCCACCGCCACGGCCTACCAGAAGGTCACCACCCAATACGACGTGACCGAAGCAGGTGTCGCCTCTGTCAGCTACCTCGCGTTTGACGGGGTCGATGATTGGCTCGTGACCCCCACCATCACGCCGGGGATTGATCGCGCGCAGGTGTTCGCTGGGGTGCGGAAGAACAGTGATGCTACGTTTGGCGTTATCGTGGAGAGCAGCACAAACGCAGATGCAACCAACGGGGCGATTAACCTATATGGTCAGAATGCTGCCGGGTTTGCTGGTCAGTCAAGGGGGACATCTGTGGCGACTTTGCCAGCAGCGGGTCCTGCATCTCCTGCGTCTTCAGTCCTGACGATGACAACCGACATTGCTGGTGATCTTGCCCGCCTTCGCCTCAACGGTACACAAGCCTCACAAGTCACCACTGACCAAGGTACAGGTAACTTCCTCGCCTATCCGCTCTACATCGGTCGGCGTGGTGGAACGGTACTTCCCCTCAACGGCAACATCTACTCCCTTATCGTCCGCTTCGGCACCAACCTCATCACCGACACCATCACATCCACTGAGACGTGGGTGGCTGGGCAGACTGGCATTGCAAACTGGGCTAACCTCATCTCGCCCACGATCTTCGCGCGTGACGAAACTGCGGTGCTGGACCGCTTCAACCAAACCATCGAACGGAGGGCCGTGTAATGGCTTATATCTACGACCTAGCCGACGTCTGGGCATCCAGCGGCACCACCTTCACGGGCATTAAGCTTAACGTCACCGACACCGCGTCTTCGGTCAGCAGCCTGCTGATGGACTTGCAGGTGGGTGGGGTGTCGCAGTTTAGTGTGGATAAGGCTGGGCAAGTAAGGTTTAGTGCGGGAAGCGACTTTACCTTAATCAACTCAGACAGAATTTCATTTAACTACTTCTCCACGGGGGAAACCCTGCGTATCCGTGGAGATGACGGATCAAACAACGGCTCCGGTTCTGGCATCCTTAACCGCTCAACTGGCATTATAGCTTGGCAAAGCACGGCACGCACAGACGCTGGGACGACAGACCTCATCCTCACCCGAGACGCAGCCAACACCCTCGCCCAGCGCAACGGCGTGAACGCCCAAGCCTTCAACCTCTACAACACCTACACCGACGCCTCGAACTATGAGCGTGGGTTTATGCGGTGGGTGAGCAACCGCCTTGATATTGGGGTCGAAGCTGCTGGAACTGGAACAATAAGAACGGTGAATTTTCCTGCTGGATTTCAGCTGGGCGGCAGCACGACGGTTCTTCCTAACGGTATTTCTTATACCGACTGGAACTCAACTTTTGGTTTTTCTGGGGGAACATCTTATGGACAAAGCAGCTCAAACGAAGCCCCTCTGATTCGATTTGGTGGTTCCCCGTTATTGCTGCTCGGCGGTACTACGTCTTCGTTTCCAGCGATTAAGCGCGACACGACCTCCCTGCAAGCCCGCCTCGCCGACGACAGCGCCTTCACCAACATCCAGGGGAAGCTGACCACGGACACTGCATACACCGCTGGCGCACCTACCGCGACCGGCTACATCGTCCTCTTTGACAGCACTGGAACCGCCTACAGAGTTCCTGCGGTAGCGAACTAAGGATAACCCATGACCACCATCGAACTCACCGACCAAGAACTGCAAGCCCTCGCTGGGCTGCTCGACGCTGGTGTGAAAGCCCTTGGGCTTCGCGCTGTAAAGGACGCCGCTTCCCTCCTCACCAAGCTGGAAGAAGCCACCCAACCCAAGGAGCAAGCCGATGACTGATTACACCGTGCAGATTGTTGCCGACTACGTGCAGCCGACCACTGAGATTGCCACTGACGAGGGCTACGTGGACATGGTGATGAACATGGCGGCTCAGTCCTACATGGCTCAGTATGGCGTGGCTACCCCGGAAGAGGGCATTGCTGCTGCCCGTGCTGCCTATAACGCTGGCCTTGCTCCTGTAGCCTCTGAGTAAGCCCATGAGGATAACCTGCGCCGCCCCCGAAGCCCTCGTCTACGCCAGCAACCAGCTTGCCATGTGCCTCGCCTATGGCCCAGCCGATGGGGAAACCTATGTCGGCCTGAACTGGCAGGACGCTGACGGCAACCTCTACGCTGCCACGTCCTTCGAGGCTCGTGATGAGTGGATCATCGCAGCACAGGCACCCCTTGTGCGCCCAGCGTGGGACACGGATGAGATCATCGACATGGTAGCAGCCGCAGAGGCTCAGGCTGTGCTGGTGTTCTCGACTGAACCCCTTCTAGCTGGACCAGATCAGTTGACTGCTATCGGTGGACCTAATGGGCCAGAGGCTCTTACAGCTATGGGTCTTACCCCTACCACACAAGAAGGTTCTGAGTGATTCACAGATGCTTGATAACAAAGTTTGCACACACTGCTTGCTAGATAAACCTTTAGAGTCTTTCCCTAAAGACAAGTATAGAAAAGCTGGTAGAAAAAGTCGTTGCAAACTTTGTGAAGCCTCTTTTGCAAGAGCCTTTAGGGCGAACAACCCTCAGAAAAGCAGAGACACTTCTAGAAAGTACAGAGAAGCCAATCCTGAGAAGGAAAGACTTCGTTACAACACCTACAACAAAAATAACCCAGAGGTCCGAGCCAGTAATACTGCAAAAAGGCGTTTTTGTAAAAACAAAGCTACACCACCTTGGTTGACAAAATCTCAGATAAAAGAGATAGAGGATTTCTATCTTCTTGCCAAAGATTGTGAAGTTGTGTCTGGGGAAAGATATCACGTAGATCACATTGTCCCGTTAAAAGGATTAAACGTCTGTGGGTTACATGTCCCTTGGAATTTGCAGGTGTTGCCTGCTGATATAAACAGGTCAAAAGGCAATAGTTATGAAGAAGCTGAGTGAAACAGCCGCCAAGATGACGCTTGGTGTGTACGGTAAGAACACCTATACGGGTGAGATTCGAGCCGATGAGTTTCAACAAGAACTCAAAGGCAAGCGGGCTATCCAGAAGTACAAAGAGATGCGTGATGGAAATGCCATTATCGGCTCCATTATGTATGCTGTAGAGCAGACCCTACGCGATGTCAAGATTGATGTGGTTCCTGCTGACGATAGCGAAGAAGCTAAGAGAGAAGCAGAGTTTGTCAAATCAGTCCTTGACGACATGGACCACTCTCTTGATGACCACATCTCTGAAGCACTATCCTACCTAACTTATGGCTTCGCTTGGTTTGAGGTTATCTATAAGCGTCGTGAAGGTGACTTCCGTAGTCCTAAGAAAGCGTCTAAGCATGAAGATGGACGTATCGGTGTCCGTAAGATTGCTATCCGAGCGCCTTGGACTGTAGAAGGTTTCGAAGTAGACCAAGAGTCTGGTGAAATCCTTGGTATGTGGCAAGAGGCAGCTTGGGGCAAACGCACCCAGATGATCCCTGTCGAGAAGTCCCTTTACTATCGTACTACAAGTCTGAACAATGACCCCTCTGGCAGATCGGTTCTTCGGAATGCTTACGTTAGCTACACATACCTCAATAAGATTCAAAACTACGAA